CTCGTACAAATCATAATAAACATCGATGAACTTCCGCCTTTTAACGCGAAATTCTAATTCACCGACGTGGTTAACTAGCTCATACAAAACACTAATAGCGGTACTAATACGCGCATCGTCTAATGTACAAGACGCACTCACAGGAAGCCTATAACATAAGGCTTTCATAAGCGAAGTACGATCGAGTTTAGCAACCCAATGACCAAGATCATGCCTATATTCAAAAGTTCTCTTCAAAAAGGAAATCTCGGAAATGTCGAGATGATCCTTCATCACAGAGGTCTTCTGGGCATTGGTGTATCGAATTCCATAAACAACTTCACAAAACTCTTTATAAGAGTTATTCGTGACAGTAGATTTGAGTTCATCTGAAACACCAACCAATAAATCATCCCCGTAAATAACGGGGTGAAGTAACCGGAAAAAATCAGTCATTTTATAATTTGTGGTGATATTAAAGTCACTATCTTTACCAATGCTAGTGTGGGTTACCGCCCAATAATAGACTAGGAGAACAAGTCCCCTGAGAGAATTATCTTCGGCGGTTCCAAACTTACCACTGGGCTGCAATGAAGGTGTAGACATAACAGTACCGTCAACCATAACAAAGGGGAAAAGGTTATCGGTAATAACTCCTCGTACACACTTCAAGGCGTTCTCATTATAGCCAAAATATTTGCACACTTCATACTGAATAGTGCCAGCTATATGACCAATCTCAAATGGCATGGAGGTATCATAACCTCCATAGTCGCCTTCGAGAAAGATACTATATTTACTCAGCTTACGAATAAGGCCATCAACATCAGGGCCCAGCATATTTATACCAATGGCGGTGTGAAACACATCACCATGTTCTAACATCTGGGTCATAAAAGGGCCAAGAAACATACGATTAACAATAATAGCATCAAACGGAGACATACAGAATACGCGCGTTTTCGCAGTGCGTATCTTCTCCGCAGAACGTGGTTCATCTTTGAGCTGAGCTGCCAAAAGTGGCATACTGCTGTCACCTGCGAGGTAAGCATCAATAGAATCAAGTACGACTTGTCGCACATCATCATCTATGATAACTCCATCTCGCTTATATTCTAACTCAGCAGAAGAAACATGTCCTCTTTTAGGACCATTCCAGCCAAAACCGGCTGAAGTGGACATATTCATCGATCTCACAGAAGTGTTCTCAGGATCACCATTAACGGCGTAAGTCTCATTATAAGGTGTAAGAGATTCTACACCTTTTTGTTTGAGTCCAGCACAAATATAAGAAGTCAGAAAAACTGAAACGTGACGACACACATGTAAGTTGAGAGAATTCTTAAGCGCGCCTACATTTTTAATAAAATGATTATAAGGAGCGCAATACTCTC